CTCATATCAACCTTTGGTCGTACCTCCGAGCGATTTACGAAGACCCGAAGGTACAGAGGAGGTGCAAACAACAGAAAACCCTCCACCAAAAATACACTTTCCACCCTTACCTAGTATCCCTTTACCATCGCAAGAAGTCCTAGTTGCTGCGTCTGTTACTGCTGTAACGGCTGTGGCAGCTGCGACTGCTACACAACCTGTAATCAATGCGTTAAAGGATAGAATACAAAAATTCTTACAAGGCAAGATAAACAAATGGAAACAAAACCGCCAGAAAAGAAAGGCATCCTCAGAAAAATAAAAGAGAATGTAGATGACCATGACGAACAGATGCAAATACTAGGAGCCATGGTGCGTCTAGGTGTAGTCATCTGGTCTGGTTTTATCATAACACTAAACTACGTAGAGCTACCTATGGTTAAAAAGACTGGGGCATCGTCCGATATCACGTTCGTTGCTTCGATTTTTACTGGAGCTCTAGCAACCTTTGGACTATCTACAGGTAGAACAAAAGGAGAAAAAGACAAACAACCAAAAGTATGAAAAAACTAATCATACTCTTAGCCCTGTTATCACCCACAGTAGCAAGAGCTAATACTGTCACGCCCCAGTTTACTACAGGGTCTATGAACAGCACAACAACTACAACTCAAACTATCGTCGAGACGGAGCAAGTGCAAGTATTCGGTGCAGCCGTAAACACTTGGTCTGGATCTAACATTACAGCATCAGCGAGTGCTGGCATTGCTGGTGGTGATGCAGTATTTACAGTTACTGATAATACATTACCATGGAGCTTAGAAACAACAACAAGAGCAGCAGGCATAGTAGAGCAGCGAGACTTTACACGCAACTTTACAATAAACTCTACTACTACATCGCTCTCTGTCTTCTCTCAGTAACACCTGTATATGCTGAAGGAGATACAGTTAATAAATCAAATCCTGTAGCAGCAGCTACGGGTAATGTGACGAACCAAGCCGTACAGTTTCAAAACAACGGTGCATCGTCACGTCAGGTATATGGCCCAAACATACAATGTAATGGGTCTACTATGACATTTAGCCCTTTCTACATGGGTAACGATACAAGACCAGAAGCTGAAGAAAGCTACAACATCAATCAGAACTGGGGCTTTCAAGTCAACTTTATGGTTCCGTTAGATCGTAAAGGTCTAAACCAATGTAGAGATATAGCTAAACGTCAAGAAGAAAAAATGCGACTAGACTATGAGCTAGTACGTGCATTAAAATGTGCAGAGCTGATGCAACGTGGCTTTACATTTCATCCTAGATCAGAGATGAAAGTATTATGCCAAGACATTGTACCAATATCTGCCCTACAACCACCTAAGAAAAAGAAATTTTGGCAACGATGAGCACACTAACAAGATTAAAAGCCTTAGAAGCAGAAGCTGCTAAGAAAAAACCAAAAAGAAAAACAAAAGCAAAGCGTGATGACGCTGGACGTTTTGTAAAAGATGAAGCAGACCTCGATACCCCATCAATGTAATGATTGCACTAATTAAACCAATACTGTTCAAGTTTTTGGGCAGCACAGCTGTAAAGCAGCTTGTAGTAAATCTACTAGAGGCATACAGTAAGACTACTGACAACACAGTAGATGACAAGCTAACAGCTCTTGTCAAGAAAAACTTATTACCAGAGGAGTAAGCATGGCTAGGCTAAAAAATACTATAAACGAGTTCGGTGACGAGTCTGGGTCTATCGGTGAAAGACAGGAAAAGAAAAAGAAAGAGATTGCCCAGAACATTAGTGGCATGCCAGATCATGTCTACGATTCTATTAAGAGACAGTATAGTGGTAAAAATTACACTATAGAAGATAAGAAAAACGTAATTAATTATTACAAAGGCAAAAAGAAAAAGGGAGTCTAATGAACGAAAATCCAAGGGTTATACCCAAGAAAGCAACCGAAGAGAGTTTTAACGAGCTACACTACCTTGTTACAGAGGACTTTCTACGCAGAATAAGAAGTGGAGAAGCAACAGTACAAGATCTAAAGGCAGCTTGTGATTGGCTAAAAACCAATGACATTACAGGTGTCGCTTACGAGGGCAGTCCCTTGGACAAACTCAACAAGATCATACCAACTGTAGATCCATCTTTAGTTAAGAGAAAAGTCTATGGCAAAAACTTCTAGCTATTACAAAAAGAATCCTAAAGCTGCGGCCAAGCGTCGCAAGCAACAGGCTAAATACAACAAAACACCGAAAGGTTTAGCAATAAGAGTCAATGCGAACAAACTTAATAAGAAACTTGGTACATATGGCAACCGTGACGGCCTCGATGCCGCACATTATAAGGGTAGCACAACCAAGGGCAGAAAACAAAAGCCATCAATTAACCGTAAAAGTCGCAAAAAATGACCCCATTACTACCAACACCTGATTACTATTTACACAACTTAATAACCATGACGAGTTCAGAATCTAAAAGGCTCTGGAGAAGAGCTATCAAAGAGCACTTTAATTGTCAATGCGTTTATTGTGGAGGAACTTATGAATTACAACAACTCACTATTGACCATGTACGCCCTAAATGCAAAGGGGGTAGAGATGAAACGGCGAATGTCGTGCCTTCTTGTCAACGATGCAATCAGGAAAAAGGTAGTAAGGACTGGCTGGACTGGATGAGGTCGACATTCGGCATAACTGACAGAGAACAAACTATTCTATCACATATTAGATGAATGAAGAAGAAAGAGATCTAGAACAAGAACTCAAAGAAGAGAAAGATCGCTTTGAACGTCAGAACCAAGAAGCTTACGACAAAGAAGTATCTGGTGAAGCAGAGCTTAAAAGGCAAGAAGAAAAGCGTATAAGAAAGGGAGAGAAAAGAAGATACCAAAGGTTGAAGCGTAAACAAACTCAAACAGGTGGTAACACAGGTGAAAAGTTTATACCAGATAAAACTGGAGACTTTGCACCAGCTCCTGATAGAGATATGCGTACTGGTGAACCTATCTATGATCCTGAGACAGATCAGTTTGGTAATCCAAGGTTTGCAGAATCTATAGGGTTTGAAGTAGGTGCAAACGTAGCACTAGATAAAGCTACATCTTTATTACTAGGTGCTCCTATACCGGGAGCCAGACCTTTATACGCTTTGGCTAATGTAGCTGGTAGTGGTATTATCAACTATTTAGCACAAAGAATACGTGGTACTGAGTTCAGTCTTGGTGAATTAGCCACTGCATCGGGTCTAAGTCTTATACCCGGAGCTACTCAGGCAAAAACTCTCAAAGGTGCTATCGGTAAATCAACAGTTAAAGGTGCTGGTTTGGGTGCTGCACAGGTTACATCTGAGTCTTTAATAGATACAGGAAAACTGCCTGATGCAGAAACTTTTACTACAGGAACTTTATTTGGTGGTGTAGCTGGTGGTATTTTTCAAACTGTTGCTGACGCTGGCGAAGTATCATATGCTTTAAGATCTTTAAAAGATAAAATTGCAGGCAGAGGCGGTAGCTTTACTGAACTAGGTACAGTTGGAGCTGCTAAACGTAAACCCGGGCCAAAGAATCCAGATGAACAAGCCGCTATGGAAGCAGCTGGACAGAAAAATTTGATGAAGTCTTTTCAAGAAGATCCAAGATTAGGCGAGTCTGATGAAGCACTTACCGCACAGTATAGAGCTTTAGATGCCAAATATGATGGTCAAACACTTGGAGATACTGTTGATGAAGGGCTTACTAATGCACAAAGAAGAGAAATATATGGTAGAAAATTAGAATCAACAGACTTAGATCTTATTATTCAAGAAGAGGCTTTAAACGGTAATAATATAGCTCCAGAAAAAGCACAGGAATATGTTGATCTTGTCAACGAAACACGACTAGGTAAAAAAGATAGAAATAATCCTTCTGGTAGACTTAGACGTAATCAAAAAGGTTACATTGGAACAATGGTCTACTTAAATGAGGTATCTTTAGGTGTTAATCCAAACACTTTGGGTAACACTGCTGATGTTATTAACCATATATCTAAAGAGATAGGAACTGATCCTATAGGATTAAAAAGAATTATAGAAGGTCAAGGCGGTGAAATTAGTTTTCAGACTGAAGGTATGACCGCACCTGTAAAGATTCGTAGCTTAACAGATTTAAAAAAAGCTTATTATCTTAGATTAGCTAGATATAAACAAATACCAGCTTTTGAAAAGGGTCATGTCTTTGCAGCTAATAACATTATTGAAGATAGAAATATTAGTAGCTTAACTGATTTTTATAACAATTTAGAACCAGAAATTTCAAGAAGTATTCGAGAACAGCTAGACGATCAAGCGATAGAAGAATTGATTGCAGCTAAAGGTAGACTTAAAAACGATGACTTTTTTAGAAGTGTAGTTGATGGAAATAGAAAACGTCAAAATAACCAAGAACCAGATAAAATTCTTGCAGACTTATTAGGTACTCAATATGGTCTAAGAGAAAGTTTCTTAAGTTTTGTTTTCCCAGAAAGAAGTCTATCTAATACAATACCAATAGAGTCAAAAGCTGCATTTGCAGAACTATATCGTAAAGAGTTGTTAGCAGAGATAAAAGGTCTAAAAGCTGATTTGAAAAACTCAGGACAATCTTCCGTAGGCCCAGCTTATATAGATCAACTAAAAATAGATGTAGCAAGGTCAGTTGCAAAAGGTATGAAAGATAACGAACTATTAAATGCAATTATATTAGTAGATGATAAAATAAATAAACGTACAATGACTCAAAAGGGTGAAGCATTACCAACTCGAGATGATCCTATTAAAACAGATGATGATGGGGTAATTAGAGGAAATACACCTGACTAACCGAAAAAATGGAAAATTCCCTAGTTTTACTACAGCAAGACTTCAAGCTCTTCCTACAGGCATTGTGGGCAGAGCTGGGCTTGCCTAGTCCTACGAGGGCACAGTACGCTATTGCGGACTACCTACAGAACGGCCCGAAGCGTTTGCAAGTGCAGGCGTTTCGTGGTGTAGGTAAATCGTGGATTACTGGTGCGTTCGTATTATGGACACTATTTAACGACCCAGAAAGAAAGGTCATGATAATCTCTGCATCAAAAGAACGTGCAGACAACATGTCTATCTTTCTACAGAAACTCATCATAGACACACCTTGGTTAAAACACCTCCAACCTAAGTCGGACGACAGTAGATGGTCAAGGATCAGCTTTGATGTTAACTGTAGCCCACACCAAGCACCATCAGTCAAGTCAGTTGGTATTACCGGACAGCTGACAGGATCTCGTGCAGACCTGATGATCTTGGATGACGTAGAAGTACCGGGTAACTCACTTACGGAGTTCATGCGTGAAAAACTCTTACAACTCTGCACAGAAGCAGAATCCATCCTTACGCCGAAAAGCGATAGCCGTATTATGTATCTCGGGACTCCTCAGACTACTTTTACTATTTATCGTAGGCTTGCGGAGCGGAATTATCGACCACTTGTTTGGCCGGCCAGATACCCAAGACAAGATAAGCTATCTAAATACGAGGGGGTGCTTGCACCGGAAATCCAAGAAGATGTCGATATGGGTGCGGAAGAATGGTCTCCAACAGATGATAGATTCACAGACGAGGATCTCATAGAACGTGAAGCATCTATGGGTCGTAGCAACTTTATGCTTCAGTTTCAATTAGACACAACACTTTCAGATGCACAAAAATTCCCCCTTAAAATGGCTGATCTCGTTATCACTAGCGTTAATCCTACTACTGCACCCGAGAACGTCATATGGTGCTCAGATCCTAGTAAAGTCATACGAGATGCCCCAACAGTCGGCCTCCCGGGTGATTACTTTTACTCTCCAATGCAACTCGTGGGAGAGTGGAGCAGCTATGATGAAACGATTTGCAG